CGCAGGGTCTTCTCACCGATGGTGGCAGACTTAACTTCATATTTCTGCGTGATGCGTTCGGGGCTGACTTCGCTGTTAACGGCGTTGTAGATGCCGAAGGGAGCGGTTGAGCCGTTGCCTCCGATGATCCACTCAGCGGCCTTCTTGCGCAGAGCGATCAGGGCACCCTGTTTGATCTTGGCTTCATACTGGAGCGGAGTCTGCAGGGCAACGTTCTCACTGATGTAGGACAGAACGTCCATCAGGAAGGGCTTAATCTTCGCAACGCGGAAGGCCGGATCACTCGGAGTTGAAGCGGTGCCGTCGGCAGCCGCATCGGCCGCTTGCCATGCTTTGATGTAGGCTTCGGAGTATTCGCCCATGCCGGTCATGTCTTCGACCTGGATCATGTCGATAATCGAAGAAACAGTGTTAAAAGGATCGTTAATCCCACCAACGCCGGTAGGCTTGGCCAGAGAACCGGTCGTGATCAGGGTAGCTCTGGTCTCTTCGGCCGAGATCCCCATCCGGCCAGTTTCATAGAACCGCTGTGCGCGTTCTTCCATTGTGTTTTCCATCGGTTTAACCTCCGCATAAATTGTTTTGTCTTCTTTGCGTTCAGCCACCGCGTCAGAGCGGAGCTGTTCTTCCAGTTCGGCGATCTTGTCTTCAAGCGCCGTTTTCTCCAGCCGGATCGTCTCCTCTTCGGCTTCGAGTTCTTCTCTCTCTTTGTCGACCTCAACGGCGGTCTCTTCGACAACAGAGCGATCTTCGTCAGACGATTCCTCGGTCATCTCCTCAATAGCCGCCTCGACCTCAGACACACGGATCTCCATCGCTTCTTTGCGTGTCATGAAGTCGGCTTCGCGCTCTTCCAGCTGTTCCAGCTCGGCGCGGGCCTGGTCAAGATTCTTCTTCGTTACCAGTGCTTTTAAGGCCATGTAACTTCTCCTTTGTTTCGGCGCGCCAAACTTCAATTTCGCGTCGGCGCAGTTCCTCGGCTTCGCTGTTGCGTGCCGTGATTGCGGTCTCTCGGTAAGCGGGAAACGTCACCGGCGACACTTCCCACAAACGCACCTTCTTCACGACAAACAGCCAGTCCGATTCACGTTTCACTTTTTCTTGTTCTAAAATCTCGAATCCAAAACTGCACTGTGACACGTCACCGCGCTTGATTCGAGCCAGCGCGTTCATGGCGTCGGAATCCTCCGGATTGATCGTCACTTCACCAAACAGGCCATGATCGTCTACATGGAGGCGCAGTGTCCCACTTCCTGTCCGGCCAAGCACGATGTCCGCATTGTGATTCCAAAGACACCGAACATCTGGCTGGTCTTGTAATGTATCGTCAAACGCGCCGGGATCGATTCTCTCCGACACGATTGCACCCATTCTGTATTCGGGGCCGAAGACGGCAAAGTAGCCTGACAGCGTATGCTCGTCCAGGTCAGCCCGTAACTCGTTTGCGATATAGCGGTATTCTCTACTCATCTTTAACACCTACCAATTTCTTTTGTTTCCCAAGCATGTCCTGGGGGATGTAGTTCTCCAGGGCAAGCAGATCTTCCATGCGGTCATCTGGCGACATCCCGATCCAGTCCCGCCACTCGTTTCTGCTCATCGCCATGCGGTCCACCATCGAAGCCCCAGACCGGACAATGTCATCCAGGTCGTAGGCCATAAGTGACCGAGGATTGAACATGAAGTACCATTCGGGCTTCAATAACAGCTGTTTGGTCAGCTCCTGCTCGATAGTCTTCGCAATCGGCATGACCCTTGACCGGATGAAGTTGTTATATTCAGCCTTGTTGAACTCGCCTACACCGACCATGAAGGCCGGCACCCCATACACGGCTGCAATCTGCCGTTTATCGAGTTCTAGGTTCTCTGACACAGCCAGATCACGCATTGACAACGGTTTAATCTGCTCGACATCCATCAGAGTTGCAGGAATGAACCAGGGACGTTGTGCGCTCTTGGAGTCTGCGAACCGGGACGCAAACATGGCCCGGCCCTCTTCGCTTGCCAGTTCATCAACGGTTGAATCCACCTTCACGATCAAGGACGGTGACGGCTGTTCCATCAAAGACCGCTTGGTTTTGGTGGACTGCGCCATCGCCTGAACGGCATCCGCCAGGAGTCGCGTATAGCCCGTCCCAATCCAGGGCCGCCTCGGGTCCGGGTTAATTCGGAAATGGAGAACCTTGTCCGGCGTAAAGATCTGATCCTGCTTGTACTGGACGTAGTAATCGTTGCCCGAATCCGGCTCGACAAACTGGATCTGGTCATACTGGAGCGGGACAAGCGAATCAATCAGCCCCTTCCTGATCACCGGATGAACCACGGCGTTCCCGTCTCCGTACAAGAGCATGATCCTGACGATGTGGGCATAGAACTGCCGCTTAGACATCCGAGGGTTCGGAGCAATATCAATCAGGTCGCTCAATGCGTTCTTGACGCGGACATCACCCTTTTTGCGGTTCTCCATCAGGTAAATCGTCATGCTGGATATCAGATCCGCATACACATTCACCGCCGCGACTACTTCCGGGCAGTCTTGCAAGCGCTTATATCCTGTCAACGAGATCCCGTCCGACATTAACAGCGCAAACTGCGACTGTTCCGGAGTCGGGGCGTCTCGCTTGAACAGGCGATCAAAAATCCCCATCTTATAGCCACCTCTTGATGCTTTCTGATAATTCTTTATGTTCCATCATTTGACAGGCCGCCATGACAGCCGCGTCGAACACGTCAATCCTCGATGTGTCGTCTACCTTCTCGTAGTGCATCTTTTCCTGAAGATTCTCGACAGAACGGACATTAGCCAGGCAATACTCGAACGGCTCTGCGCCTAAGTAGTAAAACTCGCCATTTTTTGCCTTGGACTCGATCCGCCTGAAGCCCTGGACCTTGACCCAGTCATACTGGCGCTGGTCCGATATCTGGAAGCCCTCTCGCTTCATCAGTGACATGTATTCCTTCGCAAATCGGCGGTCATGGCCGACCTGCTTAATCCGGAATCCGCGCTTTCGCATTTGGCTGTACCAGTTCACGACCTCGGCGTAATTCACCGTAGGGGCGTTGCTCATAGTCAGCCAGCCATCGTCCTGCCAGCCAAACAGCGGGATCGAGTCTTCCTCTGCCTTGGCCGTGGCTTCCACAATTGGAAACCAGGCGTGCGGGATCACAATATCCATGCCCTTGTGTTCTCCGTACAGGGCAGCTGCCGTCAGGTCATGCAGCTTGGACAGGTCCGTCCCGCCGAACCATTGGATCGGAAGTTTCACCAGTTCGGCGATCTTTCTCTCGGCCGGCCAGTACGGATCAATACCTAATCGCTCTTCGCACTTCTCGTTGGATGCCTGGAACTCTGACATGTTGAAATATGCACGAATTGCCGCCGTATACACATTCAGGGACTTGGCCAGAAAATCCTTCCTTTGCTGGGGGTCGTTTTGCGCTTCAACGGCGTCTTTCATGATCTCCCAGGGCCGGATGATGACCCCGTACGAAGGGTTTGCCATTTCATGGATCTCCGGGTTCGTATAATCGACCTCGCCGTTCTCGCCCTCCGGTGCCTTGGCGATAAACACATACAGCTCATCCGCTGTCACTGCCCCGGCCAGTACTTTCTGCCCGTACTTCATCCGGCGGTAGCCGAATGAGTTCATGTCGTCGCCAGCGGTCGTAATACCGACCATTAGCTTGTTCGTGTACGACTTCATCGCTTCCCGGATGATGTTGTACTGTTTCGCCCGTTTGTAGGCGTGCAATTCGTCGGCGATGGCGTAGTTGCAGTTAAACGAGTCCTGGCTGTCAGGATTCGCCGCCAAAGCCACTATCTTGAAATGACCGTCCGGAAATTCCCGGTATATTGAATGTTCGTTGTTGTTATCAAGGATTCGGTACCTGTCGTACTCGCCCTGGTGTCGCAGGTTGTACAAAAGGAAGTTGAACGACTCCAGGCTCTGCTTTAAGGCCGCAGATGTGATGTAAATGGTTGATCCGGACCGCCTGTCCAATAATCCGAGCGCAAAACACAGATTTGCGCTAAATCGGGTCTTGTTGTTCTTCCTGGGCACCATGATGAAGGCTTCCGTGAACCGTCTTCGCTGTGTGCCGGCCCAAAATAACCCCAAAAGGTTAAAAATATGG